TGACTGCGCAATGCCCTATGTAAAAGCCCTATTTCCCGTTTCAAACACTAAAGTCGTGGGTTCAGAAGGTTATTTTGAAGCCGTACCTAGCAATATTCCTAAGAAAATAGGCGTAAATTGGTCAGCCAGCAAGGGTGCATTGCATTGGATCAAGTCTATATCCATAGAACACATGGAAAAGCTGGTCGGTGACGATGTTTACAGCCTAAACCCTGAATCCGATGGCAACTTTAGACCGCTGCCTGACGATGGCTGGAAGAAAGACTGGTCAATCACCGCTAAACACATGAAAGCCATGCGTGGCGTGGTTACGGTAGACACAGGAACGGCTCACTTGGCTGGTGCTTTGGGCGTTAGATGCGTAGTTTTGCTGCCAAAAGAGGAATTTGTCTGCTGGCGGTGGAAAAATGCCCGTTGGTACGACAGCGTTTTGACCCTCAGACCTGATGAATACGATCAATTACCCGAAATTTTAAGGAGAATGTAATGCTTTGCCCTAAATGCGGATATTCCGAAGGAAATCATGTTGAAGTTAAACAAACTGATGAGGAATTTTTCCTAGAATGGTGGACACCTACGATCGGCTTAGAAGCCGCCAAAGCATCGTGGCTGGATAAGGTAGCCATGAAGTCTAGGGAAGCCCCTATGGTGATGCCTGACATTGCAGGACACATAAGCATGGCTGACGGTACATGGGTAGGCAGCCGATCTTCCCATCGGGAGAACCTAAAGCGTAATAACTGCGTGGAAATTGGCGATGCTGTGCCAATGCAGAATAAACCCATTGAAATTAGCCGCAAAGATCAAGAAGCCCGTAAACGGCAGATTGCTGAGATTGCATACTCCAAACTTACTTACAGATAGGGAAAACCATGTCAGATGACCGCAGAGAATTACTAGAAGCAGCCTTAGACCAAGCCGAAGAAGGCACTTTAGAAGCCCCTATTGAAAAGGAGATTGCAGTAAATGACGATCCAATCCAAGCCGAAAACGCCAGCGAAGAAGATAGCAGCGAAGAAACCAGTCGTGACGAAAAAGGTCGCTTCAAAGCCCAAGAAACCAGTTCCGAGCAGGATTCCGCTGAAGAATCTGACTTGGTGGCAGAAGCTAGTGATGTACCTGACGAGGAAATAAAACGCCCTACTACTTGGAAAAAAGAGTATGTGGATGTATGGAATAAGATGCAGGAAGGCAAGCCGCTAGATAAAGCGGAGTTTGCTAAGTTTGCTGAATACGCCAACCAGCGTGAATCCGAGTACAAAAAGGGCGTTTCTGCCTACAAAGCAGAAGCCGACAATGCACGGCAGCTTACGGAAGCGATTGGCCCTTACATTCCTGAATTGCAAGCACAAGGTATTCACCCTGTAACTTGGATTAACAATTTAGGTCGGGCGCACATGGTTTTATCCAAAGCACCCTACCAAGAAAAGGTGCAGATGTTCCATAGACTTGCACAAGATTATGGAATACAATTAAATCAAGACGCAGTTCAGATGCCTGAACAAGCGTATGTAGATCCGTATCAGCAACAGTTAATGCAACAACTTCAAGCTACACAGCAACAAGTTTATCAACTGTCAGCGATACGGGAGCAAGAAGAAAATGCTCGATTGAGCCAAGAAATCAATCGGGTAAGTAGTGACAGAGAGCGGTTTCCGCACTTTGACATGGTAAGGGAAGATATGGCTCAATTACTTGAGCGAGGTTTAGCCCCAAACCTAGAAACGGCTTATGCCAAAGCGGTGCGTATGAATGACGAAGCGTACAAGCTAGAGCAGGAAAAACTCCTGAAATCGGCTAATACCCAAGCGTCTAAGGCACAGCAAGTAGCTAAAGCTAAAGCAACTGCTGTTAGTCCACGATCCGTTACTCCTAGCGGTCAAGTGTCTAAGACAGATGCAAAGGATAGACGGTCTTTGCTGATGGCTAATTTAGCCGATGCAGAAGGCGGTCGGGTTTAACTTAATCTAATAAAGGAAATATCATGGCATTCGCAAATAGCGCAATCACCGATATTATCGCTACTACCATTCAAAGTCGTAGCGGTGTGTTGGCCGATAACTTAACGCAGAACAACGCAATTCTTCAACGACTTAACTCCAAAGGGAATGTACGGCCTTTTTCAGGCGGTAATGTGATCCTTGAGGAGATCATGTACAACGATCCAGCGACTAATAACGCTAATTCGTATAGTGGGTTGACTTCTAGCCCCTTTACACTCTTGCATTAAGCGAGTATGTAAAGCAAATGGGATGAATTCGGTGGAAACCTTTAAATTTAGGTGAGTTTAAAGATAATACCGAGCCAAGCTGTGTATGTAACCCGAAAGGGCTAGGGACACAGAAGGTGTAACGACTAGGGGTCGAGAGAAATCAGTAATACCCCCAAGAGCTTCCCACCCGAAAGGGATGATATAGTCTGAACAGTATGGTGACATACTGAAGTAGCGGATAAAGAGCCACTACGATAACAAAATTGATGAAGTATTAAACATCACCCCTGATAGCCCCATTTCTGCGGCTCAGTTCAGCATTACTCAGTATGCTGATTCTGTGACAATGAGTGGTCTTGAAATGTTGCAAAACAGCAGCAAAGAAGCAATCATCGACCTGCTTGATGGTCGTATGCAAGTTTCTGAAGCCCGTCTGTTGAACCGCATTTCAGGTGACTTGTATGGTGACGGTACTGGTAACGGTGGTAAGAACATTACAGGTTTAGCCGCTGCTATCAGCACTTCACCAACCACAGGCACATACGGTGGTATCAACCGTGCAAACTGGGCGTTTTGGCAGAACCAAGCAACTACTGGTGCTGACACTTCCGCTTTGATCCAAGCTGCTATGACTACTGCTGCTATCAAATCTGTTCGTGGAAATGATAAGGTTGACCTTATTATTGCTGGTAACACTTTATATCAGCGTTATGTAGCTTCTTTGCAAGCGATTCAGCGTATTGCTGGTGTAGACGAAGGTGCAGCAGGTTTCGCATCCCTCAAGTTCTACGGTGGCGGTATGTCTGCTGATGTGGTACTGGGCGGTGGTATTGGCGCACAAGAGAACGCATTGTATATGTACCTCTTGAACACCGATTACATCTTCTTCCGACCACACAAAGAGCGTAATTTCGTTCCTATCGGTGGTGAGCGTCAATCGATTAACCAAGATGCAATCGTGAAGCTGTATGGTTGGGCCGGCAATTTAACTTGCTCCAACGCTTCATTGCAGGGCATTTTGACTGGTTCTTAATCAACTGACTAATTAAAGGAAAATATCATGTCATATTCAATAACCCCTACCTCGGGCATTAACTTGGATGATGTAGTTCAATCTACCACTCAAGTGATTGGCGCAACTACTGTAACCATTCCTGCGAACGGCCCTGCTGGTTCACAAGTTTGGGCATCAGACGGTAAGCGTTATGTATTGGGCGTTGCAGGTGCAGCTATTACAGCTTCTACTGCTACTTGCTCGATCAATGCTTCCACATTCGTTGTTACAGCTTCAGGCGGCTCTTATACAAGCCCAGCCGTAGCCGTAGCTTCAGGTGCTTATGCTTGGTTTGCAGCAACTAGCGTTTAATCGCAAAATGTAGTAAAAACAGGGGGTTACTTTAACAAGTAGCCCCTTTTTTAATTTTAATTAACCCTAACCACTTAGGAGATTTAAAAATGGCTTTACCATCAGATCAACAAGGAGCAGATTCACGCTTACAAGTACGCTTTTACAAGAAATCCGTACAACAAGAGCAAGAATCCATAGACGCTGGCAGACCAATCTACAAAGACTTTGATTTTGTACATATCTGCGTTGCTGGCGATACCCTAACCGAAATCGACACTTATGCGTTGCAAAACCATAAGCAGCGTTTCCCTATTCAATGGGCTAATTACATGAATAGACAGGGAGCGCATGACGAAGAAGTGGTTGGAACGCCTTTATCGGAATGGCCTTTAGTATCAAAGAGCCAAGCCGAAGAATTAAGGGCAATTAAGTTCCAAACCGTAGAATCTATTGCACACGCTTCAGATCAACAGTTACAGCGTATCGGCATGGTGGCAGGAATGTCACCGTATTCGTTCCGTGACAAGGCAAAGGCATTTTTAAATCTAGCAACAACGGCAGCAGAAACCGATAAGCGTGAGCATGAAATTAACGCTTTGAAAGAAGAACTTGCCAAAAAGGAACTAGAAACTGCTAAAATAAAGGCAGAAACAGATGCGAAGTTAGCCTTAATGCAAGAGCAAATGGCTACTATACTTGCTGCTGTTGGTGAAAAGAAACCCCGTAAACAGAAAACGGTAGCCACAGAGGAAGCCTAAATGTCATCTAACCTACTCCAATTGGTTCAGCAAGTAACTTCTGAACTTAACCTTGCCGTACCGACTTTTGTAGTTGGTAACACTAGCCAAGATGTGCAGCAGATTCTTGCGTTAATGAATCGTGCTGGGTATGACCTTATTAAAGAGCATGATTGGCAAGCATTGGAGTTGGAATACCGTTTCTACACGACAGCAATAACCACAACCTGCGACACTATCAACGGCACTTACGACCTGTTAAATGTTGGTAATGTCACAGGTTTGGACAATACTTACTCTATCGTAGGCACAGCAATACCCCAAGATACCTATGTTGAATCTGTTACAGGATCGACAGTAAGCACCAGTCAATTAGCTACAGCAACAAGCATTGGCGGCACGGTTACTTTTAGTAAAACCAAATATCCGCTGCCACCTGATTACGAAACTATTACAGATAATACTCATTGGGATCGTACAAAACATTGGCAAATGTTGGGGCCAGTTGACGCACAGCAATGGCAATGGCTTAAATCAGGCTATATTTCGACCGGCCCACGGGTTCGTTGGCGTATTCTTGGTGATGAGTTTCAGATATGGCCACCATACAACACCCTCGAAAATTTAGGCTTTGAGTACCGTTCTAAAGGGTTTGTACGCAGCGCAACAGGCGAAGTAAAGAACAGCTTTACAGCAGATACCGACACTACCGTATTAGATGATTCGGTCATTGCAATCCTGACTAAACTTAAATACTTCCAAATTAAGTCGTTTGACACTACCGCATTGCAACAAGATTACCAGCGTTATCTCAGCATTGCCAAAGCAAACGACAAAGGATCGGCTACATTATCTTTTGCACCGCAGCCAAGTGCCGTTCTTATTGGCTGGGCTAATATCCCTGATACTGGCTACGGCAGTTAATCATGGCGGTCGCTAAAAAGTTTTCCGCTAATACGACTTCCGTACCAGCCCCTATTGGTGGTTGGAATGCACGGGATTCGCAAGCAAATATGAATCCGATGGATGCGATTCAGCTTGTAAACTGGTATCCGACCCCTACTGATGTAACGATGCGTAAAGGCTGGACACAATCTAGCCTATTGACTACGCCTACTGGTGCAGTAGCCATTAGCACCATTACCCGTGTCAGTTTGGTTGCTACGCTTACTACTTCTACGGCACACGGACTTGCAACTGGCAAGCAAGTAGCTATTTCAGGCTGCACACCTGCCGAATACAACGGTGTATATACCATTACCGTAGTTAATAGCACTTCATTTACTTACACAATGGCGGCTGTACCTAGTGGCAGCGCATCGACTGTTGGCAGCTATGAAATAGGGATTACTACACCAGTCAATACTCTGATGAACTACACGGAAATAGGTGGTTACAAGCTATTTGCCGCAGCAGGTGACAAGATATACGAAACATCCGTAAACCCAGCGGTACGGGTATTTGATGGTTTAGACAGCGATAAATTGCAATCAGTCAATTTAAGCAATACCGCAGGACATTTTTTAATAGCTTGTAATGGTGTAGACCCAGTAATGATTTATGACGGTACACGCTGGTTTTATATGGCTACAACTACAACGGCTGCCGCAATTAGCGCAATTACCCGTACAAGCCCTTCTGCAACAGCCACATTTACTACTGCAACTGCACATGGCTTAGCAACGGGCAACAGAGTAACCGTTAGCGGTGCTTCTGAAGCTACCTTTAATGGTACTTTTGTCATTACCGTAACGGGCGCAAACGCATTTACTTACACTTCAACTGGTACTTCTACTGCAACATCCATAACTGGTTCATATACGACAATTGGCATTACTGGCGTTAATTCAAATACATTTATCGGTGTAAACCTATTTAAAAACAGGCTTTATTTCACCCAAAAAGACACTTTAGCTTGTTGGTATTTGGATGTAGATGCGATTAGTGGCCCAGCTTCACCACTTTATTTTGGTGGAATTGCCCGTAATGCTGGTTATTTGCAAGCAATGGGTACTTGGACACTTGATGCAGGTCAAGGCGCAGACGATTACGCAGTATTTGTCACTAGCATGGGTGAAATTATCGTATTTAACGGTACAGACCCCGATAATGCTGACACTTGGGCATTAAAAGGCGTATGGCAATTAGGTCAAACCTTTAACCGCAGGTGCTTTTACAAGTTTGCAGGCGATTTATTGCTATTAACGCAAGACGGATTAGTGCCTTTAGCTTCTGCCCTGCAATCTAGCCGCCTAGACCCCCGTGTAAACCTTACCGATAAGATTTATTTTGCTGTAAGCCAAGCTGCCACCCTATATAGGGATTTATTTGGCTGGCAAATTAACTATTTTGCTAGTGCAAATATGCTTATTTTGTCTATTCCTACCAGTACGGGAATGGAGCAGTTTGTAATGCACAACATTACTAAGGCATGGGGCAGATTTACTGGTATTCAGGGTTATTGCTGGGAAGTATCAGGCGAAGCCGAAATGCACTTTGGCGGTGATGGCTATGTAGGACTGTTCTACGATGGTTATTCAGACAATGGTTCAAACATTACCGCAACCGCCCAGCAAGCCTACAGCTATTTTGACAGCCAAGGTCAATTAAAGCGTTTTATGATGGTTAGACCAATTCTACAGTCTACAGGCGGTGTACCTAATGTCGTATGCGGTCTAAGCGTAGACTTTGACACCCAAAGTCAGCTAGGGCAGGTGCAATTTAACCCAACTACCCTAAGTGACGGGGTTTGGGATGCTTCTAGGTGGGATAACGCAAACTGGTCAGGTGGCTTAATTACCACTAAAATTTGGCAAGGCGTTACAGGTTTAGGCTTTGCAGGTTCTATTAACTTGAATGTGGCAGCTAGAAACATTGAGTTGCATTGGGCTAGTACTGATTATGTAATGGAGCGTGGGGGCGTACTTTAATTGAGAACGGTTACAACCGAAGATCAAAAGTACATGGGTGATTGGCTGGTTCGGATGATGAACCACCCATTACCAATAGAAACAGTATGTATTGGGCAGGAAATAGACGGGAATTTAGTAGCAGTAGTAGGATTTGCTAGTTTTATGCCAAAAGCGTGTCAAATGCACATTGCGGCAGTAGACGAAGTAAATTGGATGAGCAGAGATTTATTGTGGGCGGCTTTCGATTATCCCTTTAATAAACTAGGCGTTAGCGTTATACTAGGTCAAGTTTGTGCAGATAATGAATCTGCCCTAAAACTAAACCGACACCTTGGTTTTAAAGTAATAGCCGAAATCCCTGATGCTCACATGGATGGTGATTTAGTGATTATGGCTATGAGGCGTGAAGATTGTCGATGGCTCGACATCAAATGCCCTTTAAGAACAGTAAGAGGAGAATGACATGGGTGGTGGTGGATTTTTAGGATTAGGCCCTGCGCCAAGTGCGCCAGCAGCACCAAATTATGCGGCTGCGGCACAAGAAACGGCACAAGGTAACTTAGACGCTGCCCGTGCAGCTACAGCCGCTAACCGTGTAAACCAAGTCACTCCTTATGGAAACCTTAATTACACAATTACAGGTGCAGATCCATACGGCAATCCGACTTGGACTGCCACTACAAGCCTATCTGATACAGGACAACAACTTCTAAACAACCAAAATGCCGCAAGTTTGGGTTTAGGTTCTGCAATTACATCCCAATTAGGTCAAGTACAAGATGTGATGGGGCGTGGATTTAACCCCAATACCCCAGCTATTCAATATGGCGGTCAAGGCCCACAATTAGGTAGAGTTGGTCAAGGCCCACAGTTTTCTCAAGCAGGAACGGCTGCTCAAGCGCAAGGTATGGGCAATGCGCCAACTTTACAAACAGGACTAGATTATCAAGGCATGGAAGGTTGGGATAAAGCTACTGCGTTGCTAAATCAACGCTTACAGCCACAGATCCAACAAAGTGAAGAACGATTACAGGCCCAATTAGCTAATCAAGGCATTGTTGCTGGTACGGAAGCATATAACCGTGCCATGATGCAACAAGGTCAAAAGACCAATGACTTACTTACACAAGCACAATTGGCTGGTCAAAATGTTCAGCAAAATATGTTTGGTCAAGCCTTGCAAGGCGGTCAATTTGCTAACCAAGCAATGCTCGGACAGAACCAAGCGCAAGGCGCAAATGTTCAGTTAAGCAACCAAGCAGCCCAACAGAACTACGCAAATCAACTAGCTGGATTAGGTTTTAACAATCAAGCAGGGCAACAAGGTTATCAAAACCAATTAGCCGCTAATCAGCAAAACAACGCTGCTATGCAACAAATGTTTGCAAATCAGCAAGCTGGTGCTAATTTGAGTAATCAAGCGCAACAACAGGCTTATAACCAAGCATTGACCCAATACAATATGCCGCTTAACACTTTAAGCGCATTGCGTACTGGCGCACAGGTACAAAACCCGTCATTTGTTAATTCTGCCCAGCAAGCTACAACCAGCGGTGCTGACATATTAGGCGCAGCGCAGATGGGTTACAACGCTCAGATGGGTGACTTTAACCAAAAGCAAGCTGCCCAACAGAATTTTAATCAAGGCTTGATGGGATTAGGCGGTGCTGGAATTATGGCTTTCTCTGACATTCGCATGAAAGAAAACATTAAGCAGATTCATTGGTTGCCAAACGGTTTGCCAGTCTATGAATTTGAGTACAAACCTGAATACAAAGACATTGCAGGGCATGGTAAATTTGTTGGTGTTATGGCTCAAGAAGTTGAATTGGTGCAACCTGAAGCAGTTATTACCAATGCAGATGGTTACAAAATGGTTAATTATGGGGCGTTAAATGAATAACAACTATTTCACTAATGTAGGCTCTTATATGCAGCCTACCGATCCTAATGAACTTGCTAGACTAAACCCAGCTTTTCAAAACATTGGGCTGCAACAAGCGAATCAAAATGCGGCAATGCAACAAGGTCAAGCATTAACGCAGGCTGCTGGTCAAACTGGTCAGGGCGGTGGGATGAACCCAATGATGATGGCTGCAATGTTGCGTAAAGATAAGCCTGACCAAGCTGCTGTTAATGCTAAAGATGCACAAATGGGCGGTTTAAGTACTTATAACCCAATGACGCAATATAGCATTTCAAACCAATATGGAACTGATCCTTACTCGCAAACAAGCAGAATGCTTGCAGCACAAGAACGAGGTCTTTAATTATGGCGATCAATCCCGCTGGAACTTTACCCCCCGAACTGTTTGCAGAGCAGCAACAGCTAAACCGCCAGCAACAAATGGCGCAAATGCTAATGCAGCAAGGTGGTCAGCAACCGCAAGGACAAATGGTTAGCGGGCGTTATGTTGCCCCTAGCTTTTTTCAAAATGTACTGCCATTAGCGCAAATGTACGCTGGCACACGCATGGCAGAAAAAGGCGATAAACAAGCATTAGCTTTAGCTTCTCAATTGCGTCAGCGTTACGGTGATGAGTTAAGCCAGTATCAAAACCTGATGAATCCTAAACAGAGTGAATTGGCAGGGCCAACTCCCACAGGCGCACCATTGATGACACAGAATGTACCTGATCGTCAAGCTGCTAACTTGTTTGCTGCAACTGCATATAATCCTGCATTGCAAGCTGTTGGCATGAAGAACTTGACGCAAGGGCCTAAATGGGAAAAAGCCAGCTTTACTGATGAGAAAACAGGCAAAACCCGTGAAGGTGTTATTGATGTTAATTCACCTGATCCAATTGGTTCGTTCCAAATTGGCGGTGTTAAACCTGAAATGTCAGCTTATGAGCGGGCAAGTCTAAATCTACGGGCTGGAGATCAGGCTATTTCAAGCGCAAACCTGATGTTTAATACAGGTATGACTGCTGGTGGCGTACCTGCTGGTATGCCTATGGGCAATGCTCCTGCTGCTGGCGGTATGCCAATGGGTAACGCACCTGCTATGCCAATGGCTAATGCTCCACAACCGCCTAAAGACAGCTTTACTCCTGCCGTACAGCCGCAATATCAATACAATCCAACTATTTCGCCAAAAGCAAACCAAGAAGCAGCAGCTAAATTTAGCGATGAATTAGCTAAAAATCAACGAAACGCTAAAGATAGCTTTGATTTGATGAAATCCGCTTCTACATTGTTAAGTTCAGAAGCACCAAGTTCAGGCAGATTGTCTAACATTGTGACTGGCACTAGAGAATTTTTTGGTGGCGGTGGTGAAGCATCTAAAGCTGATGCACGATTAAATCTGTTGTCAGGTGCTTTGACAATGAAGCAGCCAAGGTTTGAAGGCCCACAAGGTGTAATGGATGTTATCTTGTACCAAAAACTTGCTGGTGATCTAGGCAATCCAAACATTCCAATTGCTTCTCGCTTGGGAACTATTGAGGAAATGATTAACTTGCAGAAAAAATATTATCCTGAAGGTAACTGGGATAGCATTAGCACCAAAACTCAAGGTGACGCTAAAACTGAAGCTGCTAGAGCGGCTGGTAAAGTATCTATTGGCGCACCTCAATACGCTACTAACCCAACAACAGGTCAGCGGATCGTATCTACGGATGGCGGTATTAACTGGAAACCAGCAGGGGGCAAGTAATGGCACTTCCACAAGGGTTCGTACTAGAAAAATCAGGCGGTTTACCCGTTGGATTTGTTATGGATCAAGGAAACATCATTACCAGCGATGTTCCTACTCTAGTTGGCGAAGTGCCAAATCCACCTGTAGTACAAGAGCCACCCCGTACCATGATGGATCGGGTAAAGGCATTGTATGAAGTGCCAGCAGCCATTGTTACAGGCGCAGCAGCCCCATTTTTAGGGATTGGTGCAGGTGCTATACAAAACATCCAACAAGGCACTAATAAGCGTCTTGATAGCCCTGAGTTTGGACAACGGTTTCAATACCAGCCTACTAGCCCCGTAAGCCAAGACATACTGCAAAGCATGGGTAGTGCGCTTGAAGCCAGTAAATTGCCCCCTGTTCTTCCTAATGTGGGAATGTTACCTAGTTATGCAAGGTCTGTAAGCGGAACACCTACACAGGTAAGACAGGCTGCACAAACGGTACAGGAAACTGGCCCACGAATCGCACAAGCCCTAAGACAAGTTGCGCCACCCCCTGCCCCTGTTTCTACTATGTCAGGCGCAGGTGCAGCAGAAGTTCCGTTAGCCGCACAAAGAGTGGAAATGGCTAGGCAGTTGCGTGTTCCTATTGATTTAAGCAAAGGTCAAGCCACAAGAAGCCTAGCCGATCAACAGTTTGAAGCTGAAACAATGAAAACCTACCCAGCAGATATAGGTAGACCATTGATTGCAGCCCAAGAATTAAGAAATACCAAAATTGGTCAAAACTTAGATGCTTATATAGATGCTACAGGAGCGCAAGTTGCTAATCCGTTTTACCTAAGACCTACTGGTGAAGCAGTTGATACTGCATTAAGGGAAACCGCCAATAAATCTAAAAATGCTTATAAGAGTGCGTACACAACCGCTAGAGCATCTGACGAAGGTCAACAAAAAGTTAATGTTCAAGGAATCATTGACCAACTTGACACTTTAGAACCTGAAGCGGTTAATGCTCCAGTTATTAATAGTGCCAAAATGAAATTGGATCAATTGTCTAAAAACGGTGAAATGACCTTAAATGAAATTGAAGAAGTACGCAAGATGGTTAATAGACTATCAGGCGATAGCCCTAGCAATATGGCGTTTGGTGGCGATATTAAAAAAATGATTGACGGGGTTACAGAAAACGCTGGCGGTGATCTGTTTAAAGAAGCAAGGCGGTTAAGAACTAAATTTGCTAATGAATTTGAAAATATTGGTTTAGTTAATGATTTATTAAGCAAAAAGCCAAATTCTAATGATAGAGTTGTTGCCTTAGAAAAGGTATTTGATAAAGCTGTAATGCAATCTGATTTAGATAGCTTAAAGTCATTAGGAAGAACCCTTAAAAAGACACCCAATGGTCAACAGGCTTTTAAAGAGTTGCAAGGTCAAACTATTGAAAACATTAGAAATGCGATTACTTCCAATATTCAAACAGATTCTTTAGGACAGCGTAATTTTAATCCTAAACAATTTGACATAATCGTTAAAAATTTGGATAAATCAGGCAAATTAGACTATATGTTTGGTAAGTCAGGCGCACAAGAAATTAGAAACCTGAGAGATACTGCCATTACGATTAATTCCCCAGTTGCAGGTATCAATCAGTCTAATACTGCTAGTGCAATGGACAGGGTATTAAACAAGCTAATAAACAGAATCCCGTTGGTTGGCCCAATGGTTGAAGTAGGATCAGAAGCCTTAGAAAAGCAAAAGCTAACCAAACAAGTGCAAGAATCATTAAACTTTACACCTGAAAAAATAGCAGATGAGTTAAGAAAAGGGAAAAAATAATGTCAAGAAACGGATCGGGTACATATACCCTACCAGCAGGTAATCCAGTAGTTACAGGCACAACAATTACATCTAGCTGGGCTAATACATCGCTGTCAGATATTGCTGCTGCGCTTACCCAATCGGTAGCCGCAGACGGTCAAACCCCAATGACGGGCGCATTAAATATGACCAACAACCTGATTGAGAATGTGGCAGACGCTACCGCAAGCGGTGATGCTGTTTCTGTTAACTTCTTGCAAACTGGCACTTATACGGTAAATTGCGGAACTTTTTAATATGGACAACGGAATAGACTTGATCCGCTACGGTGCTTTATGGCAAAAGGTGGAAAACTATGAAGCCAAATTTCAGGAAATGTCAGACAAAATTGACAAACTGGAAGCCAGCATTGAATCGCTTGTTGCAATGGCTAACCGCAGTCGTGGTGCTTTGTGGCTTGGGCTGGGCATTGTATCTTCAGCTAGTACCGTCATGGGTTTTGTCGCACATTGGTTTTCCAGTAAGTAAATGAAGTGTCTGATTTACTTGGGTTGTCTGAAGGGGCAAAAGGGCTAAGTGGCGGTTTAGATTCTGCCCGTGAAGCCAGTAAATCTGTAAGTAAACAGATTGAAAACATACAAAAAGATGCAGTTGATGTAGCGCAGCAAAAAGCGCAAGAGCGCATACGGGCAAGACGGGAAGCAGAGTTTAAGAAAGAACGAGCGTTAGTCAAGGCATTAGAAGAATGGAAGCGCAAGAAACAAATATCAGACGAAGAAGCAGATTTAAAAATTAAGTTTGTAAAGCAGTACGGTGCAAAAGAGTGGGATGCGTTACTTAGGATCAAGCTAGACATTGAAAACATGGAACGCAAAAATAACGAGGAATTTCAACACGATTTAAAAGCGGTTAGGCGTGTACAGTTTTACTGTTTTATGGCTGCGCTGATGGTGACATTGTGGCTAAAGTTTATTTTGGGGGCGTTTTAAATGAATATGCAGGATGTACTCAAGGCGGTAATTCCAATATTGGTAGCCTGTATAGCTTGGCTGCTCGGTCAAGTATCTTCATTTCAAACCCGTCTTACCCAAATTGAAGGCAAAATGCCAGCCCTAATTACTTCTGAAGGTGTGCCCACAGACAGCCCAATATCCGCAGAACGCAGGGCCAAACAACGGGAAGAAATTTATAAAGAACTGCATGAACTTCATGTACGGGTTAAATTGATCGAGGAAAGAACCAAAAAATGATGGATACCCTAATTGGACTTCTTAAAGGCGTTGCTCCTGTCTTGGCTACTGCTGTTGCTGGGCCTGCTGGCGGTGCTGCTGTGGGCTGGATCGCTTCTAAGCTAGGCATACCCGATGACACCATAGAAGGCGTTACAGCCGCTTTGACTGGCAACCCTGAGATGACCCTCAAACTCAAAGAATTAGACCTTGAGTACGCCAAACTGGAAGCCGCAGACCGTGATTCTGCCCGTAAAGCCTATTCAGAAGTCGCTACATCGCAATACGCTACCAAGCTAGACAAATCTGTTGTACCGATCCTTGCATTGGGTACGGTATCGCTTGCGTTTATGTTTATCGCTATTTTGATGTTTCGTGATGTACCTGTAGACCAGCAACAAATGGTGATTTTTGCACTTGGATTTATTACCAGTAGCGCAGGTCAAGTCTTATCGTTTTACTTTGGATCAAGCCAAGGCAGCAAGGATAAAAACAAAGAAATTCAGGAGATGATGAAAAAATGAACCTATCCGAACATTTCACCCTTGATGAACTGACCCATACGGATCACCGCCAGTTTGACAATACGCCAAACGCTACCGAGATGGCTAACCTTGTGCGCCTAGCCAACTTCTTAGAAGAAGTAAAAACGGTACTGGGTGGCAAACCCGTAATGATTAACTCGGCATTCCGTTGCAAACAGGTAAATGATGCGGTAGGATCAAAGGACACTAGCCAGCATCGGATTGGTTGTGCCGCAGATATACGAGTACCGAGCATGACCCCCGATGAAGTCGTAAAGGCTGTAATTGCATCGGGGATTGGATATGACCAAATTATTCGAGAATTTGACCGCTGGACACATATTTCTGTGCCTAATACTGCTGGCGATACTCCTCGCAGACAGTCTTTAATTATTGACCGCAGCGGTACTAGACCCTACGCTTAAAACGGGGCGTAGTGGTCGTTGTGGTAGCTTTGCTTACGAACCCTAAACTCAAACAAGTTTTCGTGTTCAGGGTACTCTTTAGCAAACTTACGGGCATAATGACTGATCCAGCCGTCATCAATCTTAAAATCGCCTGAATTACCTACAACGGTTTCCCAGCGAACACGGTGAAAGACGCATTTAGCCGAGAAGTACTTGCGTTTAGCTGCCACCTGTAATGAGAACTTGACAAACATTTCCCATATTTCAGGGTGGCTGGCATCGTACAGTTCAAAGTTTTCTTTAGTCCACTTGTTATTCATATTGTGTACCCGTTAATCAAGTAATTAGCACCAAAGAAAAGCACACAAAAGACCACCGCAAACAGACCGCCAAGAATAAACAAACGGATAGATTCCATGCGATCTTTTCGCTTTTTCTCAGCTTCTAAGGCTTTGTAGGCTTTTACATCGCCCCAACCCTTATCGATCATACGCTGGCGTTGCTCAAACTTGCGCTGCGCTTCATAAAACCGTTCTGAATCTTTTTCACTCTGTAGCATGATAGCCCCTTTAATTTTTACAAAATACGATACAAGCTGGATTTTCCCAATCAAAATACCCACCGTTTTTAGCTGCAAACTCCTCTAAAGCTGGGTTGATGTAAGGAAAGCCACCCCTAAATTCGCCATAGTAATCACAGGCATTGTCACCGTTTTCACCGCTGATAAACAACCTGTCATCCCTAATAAAGCTGCATGGCTTTTCCAGTACTTCTACCAAATCATTGCCAATAAACCTAAAATTTGGCAATACTGGTAATTTGCTTTGTAATTTTTCTAAGTTCATTTCATACCTTTCTTAATGGCTAAAATCTGATTTTCTAGTCTGTATATCGCTTTTTTAACTCTTTCAATCTGCACAGGGTTTTTGCTGAATTTCAAAACAAACTGCTGACCAGCTAAACTTTTTTCTAATATCTTGATGTCCATATAACCCCCTTATGCGTAGTAAGAATATCTGCTGGCTTCATAAACTGCCTTATTGCCAATCATTGCAACAGGCTTCATTTTGTAAGCACTACAAAAACTATTAATCTTGATTCTTGCTTCACCACCGTATTCACAGCATTGCGCCAACTTCTTAAAAGGCTTACCGATAAAGTTGTCAACTACTGGAACACACATACCTGACATAAAGCAATCGTCTTGACCCTCGCTGCCAATCTTGCAAACTTCAACCATCTTGCCAATTACTGAAACAACTTGGTAATAGTCAATATTGGTCTGATCGTAACCCCAAGAAGCCCTAAATACATCACCAACAGAAACATCCGCTTTCTTGGTTCTAAGTACTTTCTTTTCCATTTTGGCGGCTATTGCAGCGTTTAAACCCTCAATGGTTTGGTCAATCTTTTTGTTTAAGCACTCAACATTAGAAAAGCTGTAGTACCAGTCAGACTTGCTTCTTTTGCCTGCAAAGCAAATAGCAAGCACTTTTGGGCTGTATATTCCGTAAACTTCAAGACCTAACTCGGGTACAGCTTTAATGAGTTGAAAGCCTTTTGGAACATATCTATTAATATTTTTCATCTCTATCTCACTTTTCAAAAGTATGCCCCGAAGGGCGTTTAATTAAACTTTATCACCTGCAAATACCAAATTACGGGTATCTGTGTATTCTGCAAAGTAGTACTTAACACGGTTAATTAATTGGTTTGCTTCAACAATGCTGCCTTGTTGCATAAGCGTTTGAACATCGGACAACATACCCATTAAACGCATATTGATGTTGCTGGCGTTTTCTATGTTGGCTTCTACAACACCAAGAGTAGTACCAAACATTGCGATTTCTTTTTCGTAGTCCATTTGCTGCTCCTTTTTCTATCTCACTCCCCAATGGAGTAACTCCAGTTTAGTTAAGCCAACTTAATAAAGCAAGCACTTTTTTACAAAAAAACAACAAAAGTAAAAAAATATTTGGGCAGTATTTAGCAGTTGCTACAAATAGGGCAGAAAGCCGCAAAATTCCCTAATTACTGCATCCTACTATGGCGGCTTAACGCCCTAAGATGGTGGGCGGTAGTCCCGTGAAGGAGCATAGATTTTGTCTACCCCACCGCCCATACCGCATTATATTCCGTTCTTGATCTGATAGACCCGTAGCAGATGTTGGAAGCATTCCCAGCCATTTTGTAGCTTTTGCTCCTCAATTTCAATCAGCTTTACCTGATTGGTAGTGCCGTTGACAAACACAATAGCGCACTTTGCATTAGGTACTCCAAGACCCTCACGGTATGCCGCCAGTTGCATCTCATGTTCAAAGTAAACATCAACTTTGTCTAGGTTCGTGTCTTTGGTCTTAAAATCGACTACAAAGCCGTTTTTAGCCATCAGGTCGCATTTGCCACCAAACCCTAGCGGATGCCCAAAAGACTTCTCAGGAAGCCATAGCTGGTTTCCAAACGCATCCAGCAAGGCTTTGCTAACTGCATCCAAGTACGGTGGCTTTTCAGGCATATACACCTGATCGAAATAGGCTTCAATAACCGCATGAATAGCCGTACCCCGTTCCGCAGCTTCCCGACCCGTAGCCTTGCTATCTTGCATTACCCTAGCCAGCCAGTCAGCTTCAGGTTCGTCAGGCTGTCTAGGCAGGGTTAAAGCGGCTAAGAGGACTTGTTGCTGCTTCCATGTATCAAGCCCTGCTTTCGATAGCATTCCGTTAATTGTTGTAACACTTGGCAAAAGTCCGAGTTTCCGTGCGTCACGAAGCGTGGTTGCCCGTTCACCAGTCTTGCCGATGGTTGTATAGGCTGGAGTGCCGTCTTTTGTGTACCAATGACCATTTTCTGTCACCTTTTCTTTAACTATCATGTGCGCCTTAATAACAGGTAGTGTTGCAATTGCCACCATAGCAGCAAGTTGTACAAGTTACAAAACGACCGCCTTGCATAAGGGTATGCGTAGTGCAGTTTGCATATACCAAAGTAGCTGTCAAAGAAAAGCAAATACCTACAAATAATTTTTTCATGTTGTTCCCCTTAAAATGGAATATCGTCAAGTTTTACATCTTCAACTTTAGGCACATCAGCTTCACGCTGCTTCTGCCCCCGCCACTCACTACTTTCTGCAATCTTTTCTTTGTAGTACTTAGGCAAAGAATCGTACTTTGCTTGGTCAAACTCAGCCAGCCAAAAGTGCAATACTGGGTTGATGCCCTCGGGCTGCACACTACGCAATGCGCTAGGAACTGGGCTGATACCGCTGATGTTAGCGTATTTGCCATCTTCACTATGCGTGATGTTGACCATGCAGAACTTACCCAGCAAGCCTTTTAAGTCAAAGTTTTTGCGATCTTCCGCAGTCATCTTTTTATTTGACCCGCTTTCTAAGTCTTGCCGTAACCGTGCTTGATCGCCTAAACTGACGGTATATCGCTTGGACACGATTAAAGGCTTACCATCGTCTGTTTTTAGCGGTAGCCCTGCATCGTCATCACCGTGCAGTTCCCAAGTAAATACGACCTTGTGCATGATCTTGGTTTCGCCAGCCCATTCGGTAGCTTGATGCCCTAGATCAATGACGCTGTACAAACGGGCCATATGCAGCCCTGCTGGGGCAATCTTAAACTCTTTGCTGCTATCGGAAATAATCATTTATTTGCTCCAAATTTTAGGAAATGTATTTAAAGGGTTGCCAAAGCAATTGCCAATGTCATTGACAACATCACGCAATACAGGATTTACATGGGTGTTGCGTTTAGGAAAGCCGCAGCAATGGCGTAGTAGGTCAATTTGACGATTGGTAAGAAGTACACCATCTTCCAAGTCTTTAAAGGTTTCGTCTAACTCAAATTCAGTCTGAACTTGGTCAGCTAACTGCTGGTCATAGTCACTCATATTTACTCTTTCTCACCCGCTTGGGTAGTTAACACGGCACATACCGTACCTAAGATATTAAGATGCCTTAAACCACAAGTCAACAAGTATTTGCTAAAGTGTTGTAAATAAGTTAAGATACCTTACATGAACGCAACAGCAATTATCAAATTATTAGGTGGATGTACCCGTGTATCCAAGATAGTCGGGGTATCTGTACCTGCCGTATCTATGTGGCAGAACGGGGATATTCCGCAAGATAAGCTGGTGATCCTAGCTGCAACATTAGAAAAAGAATCACACGGGTTAATTACCCGTAAAACCTTATTTCCGCATAACCATAAATTAATTTGGCCTGAGTTGGAATAACTTGTAGTAGAATTTAATTATTGAGGACTAGAACACTCGATAAGTAAGGGTTTTAGAGGTGATTTTGTGGGTTTAGGAAATGAGATAAGAGGCATTTCTTAAGCCGTTCTAGCACAAAGCCACCCCTAAAGCCCTTTTTTATTGCCTGTCCCATTCGTACTCCAAACGATATTAAGCACCTAAATGGGTGGCGTGGAACAGAACATGGGCTGGTTTACACCTGACAGCAAGCCCCGTAGACTTGAGTGGGTACTACACAAGTTACAAGGACAATGGTGATAGACAACCTTATAACGATTGAACACTACCTTTGGGAGCATTAGTTCAAGACCAACTTCTTGAATGGATGGGGTGCTATCACCTTTGGGCAAGCTATGTGTAAAAAAACAACAACTAAAAATATTTTTATAAATATGCAGAAAAGTGTTGACATGGTTAAGCTACCTTAATAAACTGGTCTTACTTAATCAAAGTGAGAAAGGCAACAAAATGTACTCCAAGCAAATTTACAGCATCATCAAAGATTACAGAGATGAACCTGACAACAATTTATCTGCTGATACAGCGTTAGCTAAAGTTGTTTGTTCCATGATTAAAAATCAATCAGATTTACTGCCTATTCAAAAAGAAGCATTAAGCCTTTATTTGGCTGGCAAGGAACAAGACGCAATTGCTGACAAGTTTGATGTAACAAACAAGTACGACAGATAATTAACTGCCCCCTAGGGGGCTACTTTTAGAAAAGTGAGATAGAAATGAAAGTTATCAGCAAAGACAAAATTGATTTAACCTCTAGATATTATTTTCAATATAGCTTTGACAACGGGTATAAGTATTGGGTTTGGGATAATGATGCCTTAAACGCCTACACCGCAACTGGTCGTTATCCTAGCAAAAAGATTAAGCAAAAAATGGAGCGGATCATTTCAGAGTGGGAAGATCGCAGAATCCAGTTTCCAATTTAAACCCTAGCCCCTGCGGGGGCGTACTTTAAGAAAAGTGAGATAGACATGAAGGAAACCATTATCTTTTTTATTGGTTACATTTTAGGGTTAGGTATGCAAGATGCTGCCGCCCAAACTTATGTAATTACAAACCCGCAGGGCCAAGTTACTGGCTATATCCAGCAAAACGGCAATTCGGTTAATTTATTAACACCGCAAGGCAATACGGTAGGCCAACCATTGACGGTTTACCCCAACCAAATCGTAACACCACAAGGGTCAGCTATTGGTATTCCCCAATACACCATACCAATGACACCCTCAAGCCCACCT